GAATGATGGCGTATCTGAAAGTTTAAATTACAATATATACGATGTTAGTACTGAAGATAATAAATACGTAACACAAAATAATATATCACTACTTAATGGACAGTGTTGTGTATTAAGAGTCACTGGTTTAAATAAACCTATGGCTTCTTTTAGAAATCATGAAGATGCTATACAGTTTATGATAAGAAAATATAATGGAACTCTTAATACAATATTAAATGATTTGGTAGAGGCTGAATACGCAAATGGACAACAAACGTTTAGTAAATGGGCAAATGCAATGGCAAAATTTTGGGCAAACACAACAGGACGGGTTGAAGGAAATAACCATATAGATATAAACGTAAATGTTAGCCAAAAGTTAATTACAGATAATAATTTTAAATCACAATATGAATTAGTTAGTAATAAATTTTTAGAAGGAATAAATAAGTCACTTTAAGATTTGAATAATGTGAACTAATGATATATTTATAAATAAAAGTCATGGATATTAAAAATTTACTAGACGGCTACTTAAAAAAGGATACAAGACTAACTGAGACCGATAAAGGTAACGGATACAAAGAGGTTTGTGATTTAGATACAGGTGATTGTTACACGGTTAGGATGAGAGATGGGTTAATCGAAAGAGTAGATAATACAAGTATGATAAACAAAACATTAAAAGTTGAAACTCACAGTGGAGTTAAAACACTTTTAAACGGATAACAATAAATAAAATGTCTATAGATAAAAAAATAATAAACGAAATTAGTAGATTCAATAGTATAAATAAGTATGTTATTGAGCAAGAAACCGGAGATGAATTACCAACATTACCCGGTGAGGGAGATGAATTACCACCGAGTGAAGAGGGTGGAGATTTATCGACAACAGATACGGGCGCAGAAGAAATATCAGAGCCGGTTGATGTTAATACGGATCCTGATGTGGAAGAAATTGGTGACGATGGAGAAAGTTTAGATGCGACTGACACTGAAGGTTCTGGAACTGAAGAGCTTGACGTTACTGAGTTAGTGAATACTCAGAAAAATATGTCAGAAAAACAGGACGAATACATGGAAGATATGATGTCTAAATTAACTGACTTAACAAGTAAGTTAGGTGAAATGGACAAGATAGTAGATAGAATTAATTCTATTGAAGATAAGATAGAAAAGTATAGAACAAAAACACCTGAGGAAAAACTACAATTAAGAAGTTTAGATAGTTATCCTTATAACCAAAAATTAACTGATTTCTTTATGGACAAATCAGAAGAGTTGGAAAAGACGGGAAAGAATGAATATGTACTCACAGACGATGAAGTAGAAAATTATTCAGAGAAAGACGTCAAAGACTCTTTTGATAAACCATTTCAAGAAGTTAAATGATAAATAAAAATTTGTTTGTAGGAATACTTGCTTTATTTTTATTTGGATGTACACCCTTGATACCGACTAGAGTTTTAAAACACCCACAGGCATATGAATTTGAAGTTGGAATACCTTTAATATGGGACGGAAATTACCCCGTTAAGGTCTTCCAAACAGAGTTCAAACTAAACGAAAATGTTTTAGGTCCTTACGGTTATTATTACTCTTTAGAAAAACATGACGAAAAAGATTCAACATACACATTAAGTGTTAGATTGGACAAAGAACTATACTATCCAAAGAATAACGGAGAAGTAAAATAAAAAAAAATTAAACGGGGAATTTTCCCCGTTTTTTTATGTCATATAATTTGACTTACTGTAGTTCGTTCTTATACTTTATTTTGAGTAACAGATAAAATTTAACGAATAAAAGAAAAACAAAAATGGCAAATGCACTCGACGCAGTACTACAACAGTACGAAAAAAACACAGAGTCCCGCGGTGGCGGAGACGGTATGACGCAGGAGCAACGTTTGAAGAAGTACTTCACTACGTATCTCCCAAAAGGAACAAAATCAGGACAATCAAGAGTTCGAATCCTACCAACCCCTGACGGTTCATCACCATTTAAAGAGGTATGGTTCCATGAAGTTCAAGTTGATGGAAAATGGGTTAAGCTTTACGATCCAGGTAAGAACGATGGTGAGCGTTCACCATTGACTGAGGTCTATGAAGAGTTGATGTCCACAGGTAAAGAGTCTGATAAGAAGCTCGCGATGCAATATCGTCCTCGTAAATTTTACATTGTAAAAGTTATTGACCGTGATAACGAAGAAGACGGTGTAAAATTTTGGAGGTTTAAGGACAACTACAAACAAGAGGGTATCCTCGATAAAATCATCCCTATTTGGAGAGCGAAAGGTGATGTAACAGACGCTAATGAAGGTAGAGACCTTATTATTGAATTGGCTAAGTCTAAAACTAACTCAGGTATTGAGTACACAATTGTACAGACAATTATGTATGATGACCCATGTCCTCTCAGTGAAGATACTGACACAATGAAAGATTGGGTCGAGGATGAAATGACATGGTCTGATGTTTATGCACAACGACCTGTCGAGTACCTTGAAGCAGTTGCTCGTGGAGAGACACCTGTTTGGGATTCAGAACTTAAAAAATTCGTTTACGGGGACAGCGATGACACTGAAACAATCGGAGGTTCTACAAAAGTAGATACAGTGTCTAAAGAAACTGAAACAGTTTCAGACCCACAATCAGATATGGAGGTTGACGAAGACCTTCCTTTCTAACAAACCAAAACCATAGATGGTGGGGATATCATCGTCCTCACCATCTTTTATAATTTAAAAAAAGATGGCAATTAAGAAGAAAGATTTTAAATCAATAAAGAAGAAGTTCTCTTCCTCTGCAAAATTCAAACCCCAAAGGTTCTATGACTTGGGTACCGAATTTTTGGATGCGGTTGGTGTACCTGGTCCAGCTATGGGTCATTTAAATATGTTTTTAGGTCACTCGGACACAGGTAAAACTACGGCACTTGTTAAGGCTGCGGTTGATGCACAAAAAAAGGGTATTCTTCCTGTTTTTATTATTACAGAACAAAAATGGTCATTTGACCACGCAAAACTTATGGGTTTTGAATGTGAGGAAGTGGTAGATGAAGAGACAGGAGAATTGGATTGGGACGGATTCTTTCTTTTCAATAATAACTTTGAATATATTGAACAAATTACAGATTTTATTAATGAGTTGTTGGATGCACAAAGTAAAGGAGATTTAGAGTATGACCTATTGTTTTTATGGGATTCCGTTGGTTCTGTACCATGTAAAATGACTTATGATGGTAAAGGAGGAAAACAACACAATGCCGCGGTTTTAGCGGATAAAATTGGTATGGGAATCAACCAAAGAATCTCAGGGTCACGTAGGTCTGACTCTAAACATGAAAACACTTTGGTTATTGTCAACCAACCGTGGGTAGAGTTACCCGACAATCCTTTTGGACAACCAAAGATTAAGGCGAAAGGAGGTGAGGCTATTTGGTTAAACTCATCTTTGGTATTTTTGTTTGGAAATCAAAAAGGTGCGGGTACCACAAAGATTACCGCGGTAAAAGACAAGAGAAAAGTAAAATTTGCTACCCGAACAAAAGTTTCGGTAATGAAAAATCATATTAACGGACTAGGTTATGAAGATGGTAGAATTCTTGTAACCGCACATGGATTTTTGGCAGGAAAAGATTCTGCGGAAGAAAAGAAGTCCATTGAGGCATATAAAGCCGAGAACGCGGAGTATTGGAAAGACATTATCGGTACTGGTAGCGATTTTAAGTTAGAAGAAGAAAGTGTAACCCTTTAAGTTTTATGGAGTGACCAAAACCTTATTAGTAGACGGCAATAACCTTTTCAAGATTGGTTATCATGGAGTTCGGGAGTATTACCACAAAGGTAATCATATTGGTGGTATATACCACTTTATGAATACTGTCCGTAGATTCATTGATGAACACAATTACGATAAGGTTATTGTCTTTTGGGATGGTGAGAATAATTCTATACAGAGAAAGTTAATATTTCCTGAGTATAAAGAAAACAGGAGATATAATAGGTTGAACGACATTCAGAAACAGTCATATGATTGGCAAATGGGTAGAGTAAAACAATACCTTGAGGAAATGTTTATTCGTCAGGTAGAGATTGATAATAATGAATCAGATGATATGATAGCATATTATTGTCATATTTCTAAAAACGAAAACAAAACTATTTTTTCTGCGGATAAAGACCTAACACAACTAATCTCAGAGTCTGTGCAAGTCTATTCTCCATCTCAAAAGGAAATGATTAAGTTTGGAGATAAAGTTAAATTAAAAGACATTTCCATTCCACACCAAAACGTGGCTACCTTTAAAATTATATCTGGTGATAAATCAGATAACATTGATGGCATCTACTACTTTGGTGAAAAGACTTTTTCAAAACTTTTTCCTGAGATAATTGACTCTGTCGTTTCTGTTGACGATATTATACAAAAAGGTGAAAAACTACACGAGAATGATAAAGACAACAGAGCATTACAAAACTTATTATCGGGAAAGACAAAGAGAGGGGTATATGGTGAAGAGTTTTATGTTATCAACAAACAACTCGTTGACCTTTCACAACCTTTGTTAACAGAAGAAGCAAAGGAACTCGTTCAACTTTATTATGAAGAGGATATAGACCCTGAGGGAAGGGGATATCAAAACCTTATGAGAATGATGATGGATGACGGAATATTCAAATACTTACCTAAAACAGATAACGCATGGGTGTATTTCTTGACACCCTTTATGAAACTAACAAGAAAGGAAAAAAGAAGATTTAAAAAAACTAATTAAAAAAAAACATGATGACGAAAGAAAAGAGTGACATCACAAAAATGGAGTTTTTACTAACCCTTAATGACAATATTATCGTACAACGATACTTTAATGTTAAATCCTTTAATGAAGATGCTCAGAGAAGTATTGACTTACACCACACTGTGGATGAAATTCATGACATACTTCACGGTCAATTAAAGAATAAAACAGTTTGGTACATGCTCGATAATATGTATCAGATTATGGAGGATGAAAGAATCATGGACACCGCCAATACTGACGGTCCTGAGAACTTCAATATCTATGTCAAAAATTCCGAAAGAGTGATATATCACAGACAGTGGGATGGAAAAATTTACCCACCTAAAGTGAGGTATACTGTCGATGTGAGACCCCAGTTAAAGAAAATTTTACGTTCACTAACTGAGGTGTTTTCTACTGACAAAATTACACAAGAATATATGGGATATAACCTCGCTTAAATATATTTATTTAAAAGAGAAAAACAGTAAGAGTATAAGATGTCAACAGATAAAAATTTCGGGTATTTAGGAAACAATTTTCAGATACAACTAATCAATAATATTGTACTATACAAGGACTTCGCGACCTCTATAGTTGATGTTATCGAACCAAAGTATTTTGATAATCAGTATTTTAAGATTATCATGCAAATTATAAAGGAGTACTACTCAACATACGAGCATACTCCTTCATATAATACTATGGAACAATTGGTTAAATCTGAGATTTCTTCACCTATGGCCCAAAAAATGACGTTGGACATGGTTGAACAGATAAAAGATGCACCAATAGAAGGTGACACTTTTGTTCAACAAAAAGCTCTTAAGTTCTGTAAACAACAAGAACTTCAGAAAGTTATGGGTAAGGCTCAAAAAATTATCGACAAAGGTGATTTTGAGAGTTATGACCATCTTGAGGAGATGGTCAGAGAAGCGTTACAGGTCGGTGAAGTTGATACTGGAACTGCTGACGTATTTAATAACTTAGATGAGGTTTTAGAAGACGATTTTAGACACCCAATCCCTATGGGGGTACCTGGCATTGATAATCTATTAAAAGGTGGTATTGCTAAAGGTGAGATAGGTGTTATTTTAGCACCTACAGGGGTTGGTAAATCAACCTTTTTAACTAAGGTATCTAACAACGCATTTAATTTGGGTTACAATGTCCTACAGATATTCTTCGAGGACAACCCAAAGATTATACAGAGAAAACATTTTACACTTTGGACGGGAATTGCACCTGATTTATTGTCAATACATAAAGATAAAGTTATGGACAAGATTAAGGACATACGTCTAAATGCACCTAATAAGTTAATCTTAAAAAAGTTACCATCAGATACGGTTACAATTAATCAGATTAAGAACCAAATTAGAAAGATGATTGCTGAGGGTACAAAGATAGATATGGTTCTTTTAGACTACATTGACTGTGTTGTTCCTGACAAAAATTTGGGTGACGAATGGAAGAGCGAAGGGTCAGTTATGAGAGGATTTGAGGCTATGTGTCACGAATTAGACCTTGTTGGTTGGACCGCGACACAAGGAAACAGAAGTTCTATCTCCTCTGAAATCGTAACAACAGACCAAATGGGGGGGTCTATCAAAAAGGCACAAGTTGGTCACGTAATAATATCGGTTGCTAAGTCACTACAACAAAAAGAAATGAATTTAGCGACAATCGCAATAACTAAGTCTCGTATAGGTAAAGATGGTATTGTATTTGAAAACTGCAAGTTTGATAATGAGTTATTAGAAATAGATACAGAACAAAGTATTACTCTTTTAGGTTTAGAAGAACAGAAAGAAGAACGTAACAAAGAAAGAATTAGAGAGCTTCTTGAGAAGAGAAAAGAAAAAGAATCTAAAAGTATTTAATATGAAAAAAGTTATTTTTACTAATGTAGACTATATTGGTAATGTTGGTGATTATTGGGCATCACCAACACACTACTATGATTTTCCTTTTGATTATGAAAGGGAGCAGTTTGTTCAGATATGTAATGATGTTAGAGACGGTAATGAAGAAAATTTACCTAAGGATAGTATTGTTATTGTAGGTGGAGGCGGTTTAATTGTTACCAGCACTAACTATTTACAAAAAGGTCTACAAAATATTATAGATAATAATAAATGTGTCATATGGGCTTTGGGTAGTAACACAACAGTTACTGATGATAGACTTAGTTGGGATTTTTTAGATAACAAAAATATCTTAATGTGTGGTCTTAGAGACACGATACATGG